GAGCAAAGTTCTTGAATAAGCTTTAGCAAGAGAAACTCTATCAAATTCAATTTGATTAACTCTAATAGAGTCAGCAAATCCAATAAACTTTCCTCCAAAACTACTGGCACTTTTATCTGTAAAGATTTCTATTTGAGAACTGTTGTTGATAAAATAGGCAGGAATAAATGGCCCAGTTTTTGTATTTGTTTTATTAAAAGCATTAAAAATTTGACCAGCTTGCAAAGGAAGTAAAACATTAGTTTGGGTTGAAGACAGGCTTACAGAGGCAGAAGATGCGTCAAAAGTTTTGTCTATATTTAGATTATTGTAAGTATTTAAAGCTTCTTGAGATAATTTTTCAACCCTTTGTCTTTCAAAAAGTACGCTCGCTTGATCTCCTTGATTAGCGTCTGTAGTCGCTTCAAATGGTCTCCAATCATATCCTGCACAAAGAGTTTGATAATAAGGGTAATTTGCTATGTTTATATTTCATTGAATTTGCTTTTCTAAATCTAAAAGAACATCAATCTCTGCGTTTAATATATCTGGGAAATAGTCTTTTGCAAGTTGTCTATTACCATAAACGACAGCGTTGTTAGGTTGATTAAAAGTGAATGCAATATATTTCTGACAGTTCTTTGGAAGATTAGATATTTCTGTATAGTCAGTATCTTCTCTAAATGAAATTCCTTGGACCATTGAGGTCCACTGATTTATGGTTAACCCTAATTCTCTTGCTAAAGCTGCATCGTCTACGTTAACGGCTTTTCTTAAAGTAGCAAAGTAAGTGTCAATCCAAGTCATATCGCTGGCATTAATATTACTAATTTTGCTTGCGTTTGGTTTAAATAATAGAGTTGGTTTTACTATTTTTGGTAATACATATAAACTGACTCTTGTAAATTTGCCTTTAAGTATTGTAGTCGAATATTTTAATGGATCTAGGGTTTTTGTTATAGTGTAATTTTTGGTTTCATTACTAGAAATAATATTTAAAATTAAACTAGTATTATCGCCATCTAATTTTATACTAAGATTAAACTGACCATCTCTATGGATTAAAGTATAGGTTCCATTTCCAATGCCTGAAGCTAATTTTAAATAAAAATCACAATAAAAACTACAAAATCCTTGCTCTTTTAAAGTAAAGTTTTGTTGAGTTTTCCAATTTTTCCAATATCTCTGAGGTATTAAATCAAATTCATAATAATCTGCCGCAGCAAGCCCAGAGTCATTGTAAGCCTTGCTTCTATGCCCGTTGGCACATATAGTATCCAAAGGCATCTTCAAATAAGTACTGGCTCCAACGCTAAGGACATTTGTGTTGTAAGCGCCAGTGGTGGTGGTGTAAGTTAAACTGTTTCTAGTTACGTTCCATTTATTATTAAGCCAGTTTCTTACTTTAATAGAGTCTGTTTTAGAAAGTGCTTTTTTATAAATTAAAACTTCAAATACAGTACATTTACTTGCTTCAGTAACATTAATAGCAAGCCCTTTGGGAGCGACAGTAGCATCTGTTGGTTTTATATAGTAAACGCTATTTTGCCAAAATAAATTTACATCTTTTGAACTAGTGACGCTTGCTCCTATAATATATGTATTTGAATCGCTAGAAGCATTCCAGTAATTAGAACGATTAAATTGAGAAAATACTCCGGGTAACAATCCATAAACCCAGTTGCCTATAAGAAAAGCATTATTAAAATTTTGATAATTACCTAAAATCCAGTTACCGCTATTACCAGAAGAAGATAAAATTCTTTTCCTTTCTGCGGATGTCGAAGTGTCATGCCATTTTGCTACAATAAATACAGTATAGTTTCCATTTGCATCACTAAATGAAGTTGGCGTATCTGAATCAATAAACTTTACATATTGACTAGTGGTGAATGATACTCCGTAGCTGCTTCCATTTGGGCTTGTCTCAGAAAATGTACTTCCTTTTGTTGGCTTATTCGCTGCACCGACTGGAGAAGCGTATGTTCCGTTGCCTAAAACGCATTTTACAGGTGATCCAGCCACGCTGTTATTCCAAGTAACTACGGTTCCTGCTGTAGTCGTAGCTACGTTTGCGTCAAATTGTCCATACAGTGAATCTGTAATTGGAGGAGTTGTATCTGTCGTGTTTGCGTAAACGTTGTTTTCTCCCACGAAGAAATCAGGAGCAATTGCTTTATCAGTCTTAGAATAGGTATCGATAGTAGTAATTGTACGAGTCGTGCTTTCCCCATATGTTTTAGTCAATGGATCATAATTAGAAGGCACTTTAACCTTTAAGAGTTTTACATCATAAGTTCTATCTGGTATTTTGGAAAAGTAGGCTGCATTAAATTTAGAAGTAACAATTGCTGAATTTGTATATCTAAATGAAGAAGAATAAATTTCAGTAATGCTCTCTAATGTTATGAAAGAGCTTCTTGAAGAATAGGTATCTTCTGGAGTGATTTTTAATACTGAAAGATCCCAACCTATCCAGTTTTCATTTGTATTATATGAAGCGAAAACTTTAGACATGTCAAGGATAATTTGCTTGGAGTATCCTTGAGTGACTTTGCCCTTAGATTCTATTTCTATTATTTGAGGGGCTGCGTCTAAAGTAATAGAAAGGTCTTTAGCGTCAGGAACAGACTTTGCAGTAGAGGAAACTATGTCAAGAGCAGCAAGGTTTGCATTATAACCTTCTTTAAAAATTGGAGTTATTTTTATTCTTAGTTTAAATTTATAATAGAGAACAGATCCAACGCCGCCTTTAATACTCGTCTCATTATTCTGTAATTGTCTATCTGTGGTACTCAATTGAAAAGATGAATCGCTTACATTAGCGCCATCAACACCCTCTACCGTCAAAGTCTTATTTGAAATAGGGGTTAGGTCTTGATACTTTAAAGTGACATAAAGAGAAGAAATTCTAAAGTTTAAAGATACCTTTTTACATTCTTTATTTGATATGCGATAAGATCTTTGATAATCAGAAATTTCATCTTGAGTTGTAGCTAAAGTATTTGGCCCTCTCAATCTTTCTCCAATTGAGCGAATGTAAGAAACATTATCAAATAATCCATTTACAGAAGTTCCAACGGGAGTTCCATTTGAAACATTTACGTTTATTTGCTGAAAGTTATATTTATCTTGACTATCTAAAAGAGGGGTTTGATTCCATTGAATAGATTTTAAATAATTGACTTGCGAGGTATCTCCTACTGTTGTGGGGTACTCATTATAAGTTACCTTGCTGTATCCTAGATTTCCAATCGCACCACTAAAGACGTATTGACCATTTACTAATCCATCAATTGGGCCTTCAGAAAGCAAATCTTTTACTTTACCAAACTGATAAACATTATAGTTGGTTCCATTGTAAATAAATCCCTCTGGATCTTCATAGGCTGCTGTTGGCTGTGCTGCTTGTGAGCCTCCACCGCCACCAAAGCCTTTTATGTATTTAAAATCTTCAAGATTGTTCATTTTTATATATTGTTTATTTGACCTTTAACGTCTGCTGATGTTGACTTAATATCTAGTTCGACATTGTTCATTGATATCTCAACGGTTTGAGATCCTATTTTCATTCTTCCATATCCAACTGGAACAGGTCCGCCCTCTCCAAGAATGTTAGAAGGTCCGTCAAATAAGTAGTTAGGCTTACTGCCATCATTTATTTTTCTAAAGTCATCAAATTTTGGAGGAGACATCATTAATAAAGTAACGCCAGTTACTGCTAGACCAATACCTGCTCCAATTAAGGCGCTAGAAATTATTGAAGTAGAAGTTGCTCCAGCGGCAAAAGTGCTTCCCATGAGCGTAAATCCCCCTGCTGCTCCAATACCTGTTGCAATTAGTATAACGCCTAAAACTAAGGCTATTATTCCTTTGCTACTGCTTCCGCCTCCACCACCGCCAGCGCCTTTGATAATAGGCACAATATCTAAACTCTCTAGTTTATCATTTATCATTACTAACTCAGAATTAAAAATAGACTCTGGCCTTTCTAAAGATATATCTTCTGCCGCCATCATTTCTCTTTTATTAACGAGAATCTTATATTCGACGCTTTTCTCTGCTGCACCAATTAAATACTTCAATAGCTTGCCCTTAGACAAGACTTGGATAGCTCGCAAAGCTTCCTTTATAGAATTTACCTTTAAATTCCATTTTTCTCTACCTACTTGTTCTGCTATCTCGCCGTGTAAAGTTATACTAGTCATAGAGATTGTTTCTCATTATGTAAATTACCCATTTTTTATAGCCATTAGAAAGTCTTTCGGTGGTAGAAATGCTATCCCCCGGATGGTGCAAGATCGTATCTTTACCCAAATAAACTGCACAATGGATGGGAAAATTGAATTTTTCTGTTCTCATTATTAGAACATCGTTTTTCTTTAGGTCAGAAACTTGCCTAAACCCATTGTACTCAAAGTACTTCTTAAGGTAATCGTCTTTATCTTTTAAAGATTCTGCTTCATTAATGAATCTTTTGCTTGCCATCTCATTATACTCTTCTTCAGAAACATTATTTTTAAGAACTTCTAGCTCTGGACAAAAATGAATATTTAAATCATGGCAGTAATAATCTTTTACTAGCCATAAACAGTCAGCAAATCCCAAAAGGAAAGGTCTTCCTGTGTATTGAATTTTGTAACCATTTGGATTGTAAACGTGGAAAGATCCGCTTTGCTTATTATAAACAACACACGTTAATCCTAGTCTTTCAGAGACAATTATATCTGCATCTGAAATACTATCAAAATCAATATGAGAATGATAGTAACCAACAATATTGGACTGCTCATTGACATCCATCATGAACTCAGTGGCAGAATTAATTAGGTTTTCTTTTCTTTGAACTTCTATTCCGTTATCCGTATGCACTAAAAAGCCGCATACTTCGTTATTAGAAGTATTAGCATGTTCAATGATCTGATTTTTAATTTCCTCTATTAGCATAACTGTTTGCTCCTTGCGAAACAATAGATTCTTCTCTTCTCTGCGTCTGTTAGTTTTTCAATGATTGATTTCTTATTCCTTGGCTGGTGCAAAATATAGTTTTGCCCAAGATAAATGCCAAAGTGAGAAGGGTAATTTTCTAGATATTTGAAAACAATGATGTCGTGTTTTTGGGCATTTTCAATACTTTCAATTTTAATAAAGTTTTCTTTTTCGAAGAACTTATCGAAGTTCTGTGAATCACAAAACTCCGCCAATTTGTCTTTCACAAACTCTGCATAATTTTTATCCCAATCTGTTCCTCTTTCATAATGAAAAATTTTAATACCAAACTCTTCATTGTAATAGTTCTCTACTATTGATAAACAGTCAGACTTGCCGATTACAAAGTCTTTATCAATGTATTTATTATAGTAATTTTCTGGAGAGTATTCTTCAAAAGAGTCTTTTTTAAGTATATAAACTATATTTTTTAGATTAAGCTTGTGACTTATTTGCTTATCTAACTCCGAAAAGGAATTGTCTTGTATGCAGTGCGAATGATAAATACCAGTAATTTTACCATTCATAGTGGCCTTTAAGTAATCCATTTGACATACAATGAATTCATTCTCTTTATCTTGAGCGACGTTTCTGCATGGAAAGGCTTCTAATACATTTTTACCATTTAAAAGCAAGAGGCCGCAACATTCATCTGGATTTTCCTTTAATGAATGCGCTTTTATTTTAGCTTTTATCTCATCTGAGATCATTACATCGCCCCTCTATTATAATTAGATACTCCATAAAATCCTCCAAAAGGTAAAGGATTTTCTCCGAATCTAATTTTGCATCCTTTAACACTCTTAGAACATTGATCTGCTAACCAATATTGTCCATTAGGAGGGGGGATGTTAATTGGAACTTCTAATTTTGCGACGAAATAAAAGTTTATGCCTTTTTTGGCTATAAAGACTACATCTCCTTTTTTATAAGAAGTTGATGACCCCCATTCATTAGGGGCATTCGAAATAGGAACCCCGGCAAATAG